ACACTGTGAGATCTAGTGCTAAGCATGGGAATAAGCCAGGTCTGTGGAAACACAGCCTTAACCAAATCCAGCGAAACACTATCGCTTGCAGCAGAGAGATCAATCGTATCAATTTCAGAGGTTATTGAACCACTGAGTGCGAGACGTTGATTTCTTGTCTGGTCGCGGATCGTAATGAAACGACCGAAGCCAGACACATCGATGAGCTTGAGAAATTCGGCTAAGACGGCCTGCTGGAAAAACATAAGCGTGTTCGGTTCCATACATATGGACCGAGCCGTTTTGACGTTTTTCGGTACAAACCGAAGCCGAGCAATTCTCGAGCTCTTACTTTTGTCAGGATGCCAACGTTGCAGATTAGGGATAATCTTAGACGCTTGCACACCAAGATCCCCGCCACAGCCATACATTCCTATATGACCGTGGAGGAGAAAACGATCAATCGTATAGTCGTAATCAAGATTATCAATCTTGGAAATGCGACCCCGAACACCGCGTTCTTGGACAGCACCGGGGCCAAACTTAGGCCGAAGGTCAGTCCACTGGAACGGATGCAGCTGACTATGAAGTATGCGCCTCACGGCGGATAGATCCACAGGGTCTAGCTGTTGAGCGCCTAGCCGAGTCTCAATGTCCAGCCAACCGCGAAAGGCGGTCTTGTTGAACGACGGATCTTCATATGGCAACTTCTTTCCGAAGTTGCAAAACGTATAAAGATAGTCTAACAACTGGACATCACCGGTCTTGAAGTACCGATTATATTCGAAGAACACAGGTGTGTCTTTGAATTCGGGAATCCACTCACCTATTAAAGTGGGCGAGCCCATTAAACTTTGTCGAGAGACGAGTTCATGAGCTAAGTCGGTGAACCTGATGATTGTCCTTATCAAACCATCCTCACGAATCCTATTAAGGAACCGCGTGTAGGTATGGAAGGGCTTTCTATCGGGTGATAGGGGGCTATCTGACAAGAGTGTGATCCAACTAGCAACGAACATCTGAACGGATTCAGAGTTGTCACCAACAGGGACACTCAACGAGTTAACAAAGTCGCCGTCGATGAGGATCGACTTGCGACCACTCGAGGTCTTTAGTAAGACCTCGTGTTGCATCAGCTGACTTCGGGAAGCCCAAATACAAGCTTCTGAAGCCATGCGGTATTGCGGACGCCTGACGTGACCTGGGCATACATAAATGAATATGCAGTGCTCAAGAGAACATCGAGGTCGTCTAACTCGAGCGTTGTGTCGGCCGGAATCAACATCGAAACCGAAGTAGAGATTTCTCGCTTCGTTTCCGAGAGGCTGATCGAGTCGGTGGACGTCGCCCAAGTACTATACGTCATGGAGATTCGACGTTTGGACCCGGTTGCCCGGGTTTGAATGGCGGATCGAAAGACGACGGTCGCTGGGTAGCGAAAATCGCCGGAGGCCAGGACGTACGTAGCAGCAATTTCGCCCGTCTTCGGATCTGTAACAACAGATTGGAGAGTCATTTCTGACTTAGGAGCAACTGCTACGAGGACCGACTCCGTAGTTGACGGAGCGTGGTCGATAGTGTTCGAGACGGTCATGATGGTTTACCTTTCGTAAACACTCAACGCGAAATTCGCGTGGACATTACGAGTATCAGGCAAAAATTAGCTGATACAAGAGAGATCCCATCAATGCCAATGGTGGCAGTTGAGTAGGAAGACCAAATCCGAAAACGCTGTCCCTAGGCATAGGACTATAAAGACTCACGTCTCGATAGTATAGCTTCAGTACTGGCGGATCCAACGCCGAAGGTTGATAGTTCCAATTCTCAACCTCTTTGTCGGTTAACGGACTTGTAATCGTGTACGTGTGCACGTAATAGCATGGGATAGTAGCCATTGATAAGCTATATTCCGCATTGCGTAGCGCACGAGCGTACCCGGTGAACCAGTTCGCCACGAAGGAGAACGGAACGAGATCTAGGAGATTCGACGGCTTAGGCAGAACGCCAAAGACATCTAGTCCAAGAACGGCCGATGAAAGCGCGAAGGCGCTACCATCAATCACTATCTTGGTCTTGGTCAAAAGACTTGCGCTCGTCCTACCAAAACTTCCTGTTGGGAAGTCATAGTGGAACGAACCATATCCGACAACACGATCCCTTTTCGTGAGAACGCGCTGTAACGTCGAAGCAACCTTCGGCAGATAGTCACGAACGAGGCCCACATCGGGCACCCATTCAAAACTAGCCTGCAGCTCAGTCTCACTCAGTAACGACAGGATCTCACGAATCGTGAGTATGTCGAATTTCCGATGTAAGACAGCACTGATGACCTTCACCGCTTCCGTTACCTTAGGAAGCGATTCGGCCATACCGGGCAGGTCCTTGAGATCCTGAAGGACATTTGGTCCTAAGTTTCCCTCGGCTTGTTTAAATGCTGCGACAGCCGACTGTAATGCGCTCGAGCTGACGTCGTGCCATTGTTTTCCCACAAACCCCTCGAAATTTTCGAGAAGCTGTGAGTTCTTAATGGTAGACGGCACAGAAGAACGCAAAATGTCGGAACGATACTCCGAATCCTCGGGATTGCTCAAGGCGAATGCCAGAGCAGACCAAGGCGTACCTGGTGGTACGGAGCCTAACCTAGTTGCGGTACCCGCACCCAACATGTCAGTCTCATGCGTCGACCATTGGTCGACAACATAAGAGTAACTTGGGGGTGTAGGGTCTTGGACAAAGTAAAGCCCATCGGGGTAAGCGGTAGCATCCACATTACACTCCGGCATCCCAACAGGGAATCGAAGTGTAGATGTCCAGGATCGAATACTGCCGACGTAAGAGTTAAGCCAAAGGGGATAAACCTCAATTGCCATTCTATACGTAAGCACAAGCTGATCCCCAACAATGTTCCACGAAGTATCGCTGATGGTCTTGCGGCCAACATTGATATCACCGTAGATCGAAGTAAGGAAACTGCCCGCACCCTTAGACCTCGTAAGAGAGTCGAAAAGAGTGGTAACATCGAGACTGTGATAAGGCCATCCAAATTCCGTTGATACAAGCCGAGTGCTATCAAGACGATCAAGATGACCGCCGAGAAAGCCAACTCCATACTGCGGATGCCCCAGATGTTTGACATCGGGAACCCATACAAAATATGGCGCAAGTAAAACTGAGGTAACATAGGAAGGCCTTTCGGATGATTTTGTGACTAGACCGCCGGAGTAACCAGTATGCCTGACGAAGGACTCATGAACACTAGACGGCAGTGCCGTCTTATGCCCGGAGAGTACGTCGCCAGCTAGACGGATGTTTTGGTAAAAACCTCCATATTCGTCTACGTCATAAGAATCTTGGCGCGAACGGAACGACTTAGGCTTAAAGTGGATAACATCCTCTTTCAAGTTGTCGAAGCCCCGAGCACCGAAGATGGCTCCAAAGTTGTGGTAACCTATAGGCACGTGAAAATCGTACCCTAAAGTCCGCAGCATAGGATCCTCACGGTTAATGGTCTCAGGTATAGCTCCGAATCCAATGGACTCGAAGTTACAACACAGAGCCTTGCCAACTTTCACAAGTTGGGACGGGTAACCATGTAAAAGTGATAGACGCATAATACTCCAGTCACAAAATGGATAGGTAAGACCAATAACCTGTTGGTCAGGCTAGTGATCACACGCCAGATAGCGCAGGGACGGCCTCGACGG